CAGAGAACAGTTGCATAGTGGGAATCACCCCGAAGAGTATTTGAAATTGAGGGAGATTTGGAATGAAAAAGAAAGATAGCTTTTATATATTTTATGAGCAAAGCGATATGATAAAGGTAAATTCAATGTTATTGAAACCTTTACCTATAGTTTGGAACAGAAATGGAGAGTTCTGTATAATACCGATGGCTGTAGTTCAAAATGCAGTTGATCTTCTTAATGTATATGAAAATCTCTCTTCTGGTAAAACTGTTAATCCAATAGTTTCAGTTATGTGGTCCCAAGGCATCCCGATCAGTAATCTGGCGGGTAGGGCTTTGATAGGAGAATGAAGATGAAAGCATTTGAAGCATGGAAAAATGATAATTGTAAAGCTAAAAACTGTCCTCACGAGGCTTCATGTAACGGTTGTGAAAATATGTGGAAGGAAGCCTTAAGGTGGGTATTGCGTAGAGTTGAATATGCTAATTCAGATGGAAGTATTATTCAAGATATTAAAGATGAATTACTTAATAAGTAGAGCAATAACCAATCCTAACACCAACATAATCACAGGAATAGCTATCATCCAATGATGTTTAATGTGATTAGTGAAATGCTTAGTAAGACTACATACTCGCTCGTCAACCCGGATCAGAAGTTCATCACGCTCTTCATCAGTCATCATCGTCTCCTTGCGGGTCTACCTCTTCTTCGTTCAGCCGGGCGTGTTGTTTTTTCTTGATCTAATGCCCATTGTGTATAAATCAATCGCCTGGGATCTCTGGTAGTACCAGCCGCTAAATCCATAATACCTGCTGTAGTTCGTATAGCTTGAGCCGGTATCCTGCCAGTGAATGCTCCGTAAGTAGCTGTTGCGTGTTTAATCATACCCGGAATATCACCGCGTCTTGCAGCTTGGACTGTTCTCACTGCTTCTTCGGGTGCAATCTCGCCTACAGTACCAGAATTACCCCATCCTCGGATCATACGATTTATTAATCGACCAGCTAACATCAATGTTGCGATAGGGTATGTAGTGAGATCTACGAGTAATTTCCGAAGACTAATCTTACCTTCATCCATAGGCAATCCACCTCGGCCTATTATACCGAATACTATGGCCGGGATTACATAAGACCACATCACACGATAGGCTACTTCAGTATTACTGATCTTGCCAGCTATCCTTGAACCGATGATGTCATGTATATAGAAATTGAGATTATTGTTTATCTGATTCTGAAACGTAGACAACAAACGTTCTAATGTTCCACCTCTAAAAAAGTGTGGAAGATCCTTCATGTTGGCCATCGGCTGTGTGCGAGTAATGCCCTGATCGGCGAACTCTATAGCCTGTTGTTCGGTCATATTTTTTTCAAGGGCTACGTCATACAATGATTTCCATGCTGTTACTACAGTACGTTTATCTGTCCACCGAATCCAACGTGTAGCCTTTTCACTCCAAGGTTTCTTACCTCTTAGTCGTTTACCAAGAGTACTGGCATTCCATTTCTTTTTAAGATCTCGATCATATTCTCTGGTTCGGACCAACGAAGATCGTTCTTCTACGAATTGTTCCATCGCTTTATATCTACCTCTGGTAGCTTCAAGCAAATTAGCTGGAACATATTTGAGCATGAGAGGATCAAGAGCGATAGCGTTATTCAATGATAATGTTTGTCTCATAACTGACGGTATGTTATAACCGATAGCATAGATTATACCATTTCGCCGCATTATAGAAATGAGTTTGGCATGTTCTGATTGTGGTCCTGTCATGAATCCACGTATAGTATCTCTAAGCCATGTATTCATAACCTTAACACCATGTCCTTCAGTAGCTCCATTGAGTGCTGTTTTGAATATCGGGTTATGGAAAATTCTACCAAGATCTCTGGCTATCGGGGCCATAGCTTTGAACGTCTCAATTCGTTGAATATTCTTCATGTAGATCACACTGGCATCAAGTTGAATTTTACCAATGGCACGTTTCTTACGCTGCTCAAGAAATCCTTTTTCCGGTTTGAGCGATTGTTGATTGAATTGTTCCGTAAGCAAAGATACAAAATCAACATCATCTTCAAGATCAGTGCGAAGAATAGGTGAATAATTTAATTCTTGTTCTAATAGTTTAGGATCAACACCAACTTCAATGGCCGCTGCTCTGATTATTGGCCACTGTGCCCGATACTGTTCATCTAACCAGGCGGCTACTGCTAACTGTTCTTCAGTCAGTTTATTTTCAACCAGATCTATATCTTCTTCAGTGATAGCCATACCTTTAGTAAGGTACTTAAAACCGTTATCGTTTTGAGCCAGCAAGTAAACACCAATCTGTTCAAACGAAGTGAGTTCGAGACCTTCACGAATTGTTTCTTTAGCACCACACCATACGGCACTGTCAATGTTTTGATCTTCAATGGTTCTAAAGAATTCTGTCTGACCTGTACCTATATTTACATTACGAAGTTCATCAGCTCGTTTAGTGCGTTTCCATATATGTTGATGAAGCGGTCCATCTTCGTATCCATCCAGGGCTTCTAACCATCGCTCTATGCGTTTGAGATCAGACCATAAACCGCCGAGTCTGGATTCTCTAAAATATTTTCTTATTCTGCCAACTGGAACTTTAGCGGCAGTTGTTAAGCTTTCGATTATCTGTGGAAATACTTCAGGTTGCTCTTCGTATACTTCGCCCCTGGCTGCGAGTTCAGTATCAAGATACTCTACCCATTTGATCATCTGATCCTTAGACATCTCAGCCATAGTGCGTTTACCTGTTACCATCTCTTGAAGATCCCGGCGTTCTTCGTCTTTCATACCCATCTGTTCAGGTATCTGATGTCCTTTACGCAATAGTTCTTTCTTGGCTGGTTTCTTAGGTTTCTTCCATAGACCACGTACAACAGGTTTCTCAGAGGTATAATCATTCACTATCGCTTCAATATCACCACGATTACGTTTGAGAAAAGCAAGTTCATCTTTGTCTGCTTTACTACGTTTGCCAACATCCTTTTGTTTTAACAAACGATAACGATCTTCAGCCTTAACCAATTTATCCTGTACTTGTATAGGAGTAAGACCAAGTTGAGCACCGATGGCTTCATCTACTGTTTGAATTTCTGTCCTGATTTCAGCTTCAGTAGGATCGGGTTGTGTGCTTTCAAAATGACTAAGATCTGTACCAGGTTTGTATTCAAGTCCACGATCTTCAGTCATTTCTTGTATTGACTTATAAGTTTTAACATTATCAAGATCAGCGAAAAATTTTAGATCGGTAGGACCACCTATAGAAACTTCACCAGTGAAATCTTTAGCCAATTCTTTCACACCTTCTTTAGTAGTATCAGTGGCATTAAATACTATATGATCATAACCTGACTTAGCCAAAAATATTTTAGCTTCGGTTATATCTTTTACAATATATACATCTGTTTTTGGAACAGTGTTATTTACTTCACCCATCCATGATATGTCTTCATCTTCGGCAGATTGAATTACCAATGTACGACCTTTATTAGATGCAGTGACATCTTGTTTAATCCACGGATTCACAGCATTGCCGGATTCTTCTGATATTATATTTGCCTCGGTATTTATTACACCTGGTACTGCAAACCTGCCACCGCCAATATCTATTATATCTCCCTTGGGTAGATCTGGTAATTTAGTTATAGCATAAGCAGAGAACGGTGCATCTACAGCACCACCAAGTATAGTACCCATAATACCAGCATCTATTAATCTACTTGCTGTTGCGTAATAATCTATAGATCCATCAGGATTCCTCGGTGGATCACCGCCCAGAACCATACCCACTAATTCCTGTGGTATTTCTTCCGCTAAACCTTCAGTTAAGGCTGTGTGTAGAACACGCCTACTGAAATATCTGGCTTTGCCAAGTTTCTTTACAGCAGACAAACGGGCTGCTTTTAGATATTTAGTACCGCCACCTCCAGCGATTTCAATACCACCATTGATCATACCACCAACAGTACCACGTATTCTTGATTCACGTTCTGATCTGCCCTGATCAAGTGACGTTTGGTAAATGTTATTACCTTCAACGCCGTAGGCCACAAGAAATCCACTTATCGTTGCTGGCAATGTAGCTCCACCAGATAACGCGGCTGATCCGATAGCTGCTCCGAGAAAGGGACCAGTTTCAACAGCACCACCGAAATATTTATCAAATGTATTTTCTATCACCGGTTGCATCTCTGGTTCCTGCAACGCCCGATGCATCAAACGACTCCAATCACCAATAGTATCTCTTATCCCACCGCCGAAAAGAACACCGGGTACGGATAATCTGGAAATAGTATCGGCAAGAAACAATCCACCACCGACAACCATGATTTCACCACGTTCCCACCTACGATAAGTTTTGTCAAGGAACTTACCTTTCAAAGCTTCCTCATTTTCTCGCAATCTTCGTCTGGTAATAGGATCTTGTACTATCGCTTGTATCTCACCGACTCGCTCGCCAAGACGTGCTCTGGTTCTTACTCTGGCTTTCTTTTCTCGTTGTTCTGTGGTGCCAGGTTCGCGGTAGATCTTCCTAAGATCACCGAGATAAATCTGACGACTGGTAGGTGGTTGTTCTGGTAGAGTAGCAGGTTCAACAGGTGCAAACTCAGGAACATAACTTGGTTCACGCGGCAATTCAGCGGCGTATCTTTGTGCCTCGGCTAATTGCTTAGCTATTGGTCGTACCTGTTGTGCTGGTGGAAGAATAGTTTCCCACTCATCCTCTTCTGTTATTGTTTCCCACTCATCTGCCATGTTTTCCCGCCATCATATGAGATACGTATTTGCCCGGTAAGATTACTTCGCTGTTTGATTATTTTCTGTGCTGGCCTTCTTGTTGGTTGTGGCCTCACAGACTCAGCGATCTTATCATCGAATGTACCACCTTTAGTACCAGGTTGAACAACACGTCTTTGCACATCCGGTCGTCCGAGTATACTGGTTTGTAATTGTTTGATTCGTTGTTTTTCTTGCAAAAGCATTCTATGCTCTGCAATCTTTTCTGGTGGTGCTTTGACCCATATACCCTGTCTAACAACACCCTTATCGTCTGTATATAACTGACTACGATCCAGGTATTCAAGTTTACCTGGTACCAAAGGTTCTTTTTTCTCTCCCAGATACCATTTTTTTATTCGTTTTTTCTCTCGTCCAAAATCAGCAAGTCTATTTTCAATTCTATTAAGTGCTATATCTAATGCACCGAACTCTTGCTCAGGTAATTTACTTGGTGGATACATAGATCGTGCTACATCAGATCCATACACTATACGTGCTTTAAGTTCATCAGCATTATAAATAAATCCCTGTTCTGCAAGTCGATTGATATTATCCAGTTGATCTGCTTGTGTTTCTGCTTTCTGATTGAATTGAAGCATCTCTTGTTTGGCTTTGGTATATAATTCACGCCGCATATTCAATGCTTTTCGCCGTCCAATGAATCGTGCACTCCTATTTATCTCATTCCACGCAAGAGTGAACCGTTGTTGTATTTCTTGTCTGCCAGTTCGAGCTTGTTCATTGACCATTGATTCTGGTGTCATATCACCGGCAGCGGGAAGTTGTTTGAAAGGAAATCCACCTAACCTTTGTCGCCCAGGTGCTCTTCCTTCATATATCATTTCTGGCATTTTATCTCCTATGTATAGAAGTCTGGTGCTTTTTGTTTTGTTCCTAAATTAGTTGACTGATAATGAACATCAACTTCATGTATAAATGGGTCTGGTGTTGCTCCTGTCATATTGTTTGTTGTCATTTCTATTCTGCATAAAACCAATCCATCAGGTTCTAAATCATCTGTATCTATTTGTGTTCCTGAGCCTGTACTGATAGATATTTGTCCTTCACTTATTATATGCTTATATTGTGTAGCTGATGCAGTTCCTATTATAGTTCCTGTTACTGTCGCTGGAAATGCTGCCTGATTGTGACCTTTGCAATAAGTTATTTCATAAGTGAAGACCACGTTTCCACCTGTTACTGCACCTGAAATATGCGACCAGTGAACATGAAGATGTATATCTGTTCCTGGAACATAATCATGAGGTATATGATATTCAAGCCCAGCATCATCTCCAGCACCAAATTGAAATTGAGTTATGCCTTCTCTATAAGTTATCTCTGAGGGTTTAGTTGCACCCTTGCTATTAGTTATTTTTCCTTTAAGGTCTCTCCATCCAAAAGTGGGAGCACTTAAATCAACTTTAATTCCGCTACCTGATGTTTTATCAAGTATTAAACCATCAGTAACAGTAACTTCTGCATTGATTCTAAGAGATTGAGCAGCAGGTGTAGCAGCCATAACACCGTAAAGAATAGCATTAGTTATTTCTGTAGCTGCATCTGCTCTTTGCAAATTGTCAACAATAAACAGGTTGCCTAAAGTAGTTTGTCGATAACCAGAATTAAAGCCAACGAAAATATTGTAATCACCCGCTGTGAGATTTTGACCTGATTGGTAGCCAATGCAAACGTTTCCGTGTGCAGCTTGGATTGAATAGCCTGCTTTTCTTCCTATAAGAACATTCCACCATTGAGATTGTCCCGATGTTCCCCTTCCAGCAGCTTCACCTATAGCAGTATTATCAAAACCGTCTTCATTATAATATAGTGTTTGAAAACCAATAGCAACATTTCGGTCGCCTATTAGATTACTTTTGCAGGCATAAGCACCGATTGCCATATTAAAGTCACCAGTAGTATTATCATAAAGAGATGACCTCCCTATTCCCACATTATGATACCCCGATGTATTAAGATAGAGACTTGCTGACCCAATAGCAATATTTCCGTATCCTGTATTATCCGTTCCTCCTGTCCCCCCGTATCCTGCCCTGTACCCAATATAAATACTGGCATCACCTTCTTCTCCCACACCAGTAGTATCATTATTTTTTCCGGCCTCGAAACCTATTCCTATATTATAACTTCCACTATCATTATCAAAAACATCAGCACCTAAAAACAAATTCCTTGTTCCATCATCTGCAAGAAAAGTTGTGCCATCTACTAATAAAAGACCAGTGTTGGTAGTAAGATTCAAACTGGCAAGTGTTGGCGTTGCAGCGACTTTTACACTTTGGTCAAACCAATCAGCCAATGTTGGATTTCCTAATAATGTTATAACTCTTGCGGCATCACCAGTTATTAACGATAAAACTCTGTTTGCTGATAAAGCTGAGCCAGGTGCAATAATTAAATAATGAGTTGCTGGGTCGGCATTTTCGAGTAAATGTAAACCCGCATTACCTAATTTTATTCCACCAAATGTAGGACCAGCATCAACAGAATAATCTTGACTAACAACAGCGTTATCTTCTACATCTAACTTTTTATCGGCGGCAGTAAAATCTAATTCTCCCGCATAAGTTGCACAAGCTGTAAGACGATAAACTGCGGTATAATTACCTGCAGTAATAATACCATTTGGTATTGTTACATCCCCATCGCCCGTATATACTACTACATTTTTAGTTAAAGATGTACTATATAATGTAAATTCAGCACCATCGAAAATCAAACCAGCAAATATCGGACTTGCGGTTGTACGAATATCTTGAATTGTATCAAGTGTTGGTCGGGTATAATCTAAACTTGAACCAATAGTCACTGATTCAAATATTTTACTTGCATTAATACCAATTAATGCAGATGCGGTTAAATCAGTTAGAGCGAGTCCGGCGAATTTAGGATGTGAATTGACACCCAAACTATTATGTTTGAGTTTATCAATAATAATCCTAAGTCGAGTCCAATCATCTTTTCTTACTGATGGCACCTCAAGCGTCATTATGCTCTTCCCTGTGCTTTCGCTGCGGCAACATTATAACCACTCACTCCTGGCACATAATTTGCCCAAGCTCTCTTTTCGGCTTCTGACCAACCTGTTGTATCTACTTGAGGTTTACCTTGTGCTGATGGTGGCAAACCTGCTGTTACTGCTTGTTTTGCTTGTCCTTCAACAGTACCCGTTCCAGTCACCCACCCAGGTTGTTCACCTCTCCATTGTTCAGATGCTCCCCAAAATCCTTGTGCAGGTGTCGGCCATGGTGTATCTGCTGTAGCACCAGCACCACCCATTAAACTCGGTGCTTGTTGTCCTGCTTGACCATACAAAGACGGAAACTGTTGTGCTTGTCCGCCAGCACCAGGTGTTTTAAGACCAAAAGGATCAAACATATCAGGGAAACTACTGGCACCAAATGTACCACCATAAGTTCTTACAGGTGCTTGCATCGTTCCACCAGCAGGCCGACCTGCCATTTGTAATTGTGTCTGGGCACCCATCAAACTTGTTTTATATGACATTCGCCTATTCAATTCTTGTTGTCGTGATGCCTCAGCCAAATTAGCGAATGACATGAGTGCAATCATATATCTACTCTCAGCACCACCGCGTGCTCTTAATCGTGCTCGGCCAGCAGTTTTCTCTGCTGCTAATGGTACAGCACCCGTTACTGTAGTACCACCAAGACCAGCACCAATAAGTGCTTGTTGCCCACCAGCCACAGCAGTTCTTTTACCAGCTTCTATATCTGCCAGATCAGCTTCCAATGTTTTACCACCAGTAGATAAACGTTCTAAAGTTTGCCTATACATAGCCATAGGATCTTCGGCCATTATAAACTCCTTCCTGTTTCTTTTGTATCAATTATAAGTCGTTCCATAGACCATGATTCATCAGCAGTATTATTACTTAGAACTATACCTGCCCACTGACCACGTATCGATCTACGATCTAAATTGCCTTTTTGGTAACCCGGTGCTGTAAATGTTTTAGTATATGCAGCAGTTGTACCGCTTCTAAGTTTCTCGATGATCTGTTCTGCTGTTCTTGCTATATGAACACTACAAAGCACATCATCTGAATCAGATTGATAAGTACCACCTAATGCACCACCGGCTGTTATAAGATCTATATTTTTAATTATACCGTCTTTTCTCGGATGTGTGCTTAGTGATAATGGTGCGAACCCAACATAACTATCTATTGCTGTACTATCATCGTTTTCTGCTGTCCTATCCCAGAATCTAATATAACCATCATTACAACCAACTAATAATTTTCTATATGTTGGACTTTCTGATTTATAATAAATAGCAGAGAATGCACCATGAGCAGCCGCATAGCTATCGGGAAATAATCCATTAGTGCGAAGATCATACCACCAGGCAGAACTAACTCCATCAACTAATGTAGTTTTGAAGATATGAATACCACGATCTTCGGGATTAAACGCCAATGTTATCCTATGCAATGAAGAATCAAAAGCAAGATCTGTAATAAAGTCCGGCCATAGTTCTATAGTAATATTTTCTGGTTGGCCAAATCCAGGTGGTATTTTCAACAAACCTACTGAACACATCAAATAAAGATTCCCAGCATCATCCCAACAAAATGCCCTATCTCCGAGAATACCTGTAGTAAGATCAAGTTCGATTATAGTACCGCCCGCACATGGGTGCCCAGTCATATACCAAAGTTCATTAGCACAACCATGAACTATATAATCATCCTTGTATGGTATATTGACTTTGATCACATCACCAACTTCACCAGCATCGGCATCATTACCAGCTACAGCAGATTGAGCATCATCTTGTGCATATAACCAATCAAACGGATTACTTTGTCGTGACATATACCATTGATGTGGATATTTTGAGTGGCCGGATAGTGTTAAGCAACCCATAAAATTACATACGAGATAAGCTTCTGATGGCATGGCACCAAAATTAGTAGCATCAGCACCATATACAGTCCAATCATACCAATGTGGGGGTGCATCTTCATCCGCATCAAGCACAAATGAAACACCACCAACATAAGGACTTCCGGCTGGATTAGTACCTGTAACTGTTTCAGTATCTACAAATGTAGCTGATGATGTCCTTTTACCATAAACAAGAGTAGTACCATTGATAGCATCAATATAGTCTACAATCATTGTAGCAAGGGATGTCCCACCAGTAAGTATAGTGCCCCTATCTGGTGGTAAATTAGCTCCTGATGAAATATCAGCAGTAGATAATTTTATATTAACAAAATCAGCAACTTTGAGATTACCTTCATTGGCTATGAATAATTTCTGAAATGCTACACAAACATTCATTTTGTTTGAAGTGTTTATTTGTGCATTAGCATCTGTTAATTCATCCATGTCCCCGGCAGCAACTTCATGCCAAACTTCATGATTGCCTATGGCAATAAGTCTTTTAGTATAAGTTTTATCAGATGGTGGGGCAGTGTCACCCCAACATTTGAATAAAAAATCGCTGGTATCATCTGTACTCCAACCACCAGGTACACCACCTGTCGTACTCCATTCTGCATCACCACCCGCAAATGCACTTAATCCAAGTCCATCATCGTGAAAAGGCCAATAAAGTGTATTGGTATCGAGAGCTACTCCCCCATGAACTACAATGCAATACTTTGTATTATTAGAAAGATTAACTGCTGAATCAAGTGTACATTCATTCCAAGTATAAGTACCGGCTTCTGTAATAACGGCATTAGCTATGATTCCACTTGCCAAAGCACTTCCAGCGGGATGTCCACTTCCATCAACCGCGTATAACGCAACTGTAATATCTCCAACATCATCGCCTACACCTTTGGCAAGATATACATCAATACGAGTTAGACTATAAGCAATAGTAGTGGTGAACGATTGCCCGGCCCAATCATTCGCTGCATTCATAATTGCAGTACCGTCTGCTGTATCGCCAGTAAAATTATCTCGAAGTGTTGCTGCCATGTTAATCAACAATCGTAATATAAGTTAAAACTACTATTGGTGAAGCAAGTCCACCAATCAAATCAGTATATGCTTTCTGTAAACCTGGACGCTGACCACCTCGGAATCTATTGTCCTGGCAATCTATTACTCTCATATTCTGAATCCAGGGAGTAGTTCCGGCTGGTTGTTTCTCGGCACCAAGGCCTTTATGAAAACCTTTATGAGGGAATAGCAAGTCCATCTTATAATTCCAAAAATGGGGCGGATTCCATTCAAACGTTCACCGCCCCAGGGGTATAATCTGCATGTCACTCATCCTGATGACAGGGGCAGTAGTATCAATTAAAATCGTGGATACGGTACATTACCTTTATTTTTAGCACAGCATCAGCACTTGCATTACCCGCAAAATCTCCTTCATTACTAAGTAATACAAGATTTTTGCTGACCGTTGATGATGCTGTAGTCGAACCCGCAAGTACGAGAGCGATAGCAAGCATAACTTGATCAACAGCCTGATCGATAAAATTAGTACATTCAATCGTAGTACAAACTGCGGCACCTGTACCATCATCATATTCAATATCTAAATTATCTGCTGATTCTGTTAAAACTTCCGAACCGGCTTCTAAGTGTAATACAGCACTCACAAATTCAATGAATCTACCTGCTCCTGGTGCAGCTACAAGTTCTTTTGCTGTAGTGTTTAGGGCTTTAAGTTCTGCATTAGTAAGGGTTATGATTTTGTCATAGATTCTACCTGCAATTTTACCTTCACCATCTTCGAGTGAATTTTCAATATCATGGGTTAAGAAAGCTCTATTGTTCGCCATCTTGTTCTCCTTTTTACTTTCCCGAAAGGCCATTGCCCTAAACGGGTTACATATTAATAATTAGGTGCGGTTATTCCAAACCGCGTGTCTGTCCAACTCCGACCACGAGGCCGGACTGGACCATTCAACATCGGACCGAGTTTCCTCGGTGCACTCCGTTGATCTACTGCATAAGCATTACGTAATGCTTTCTTGTGGTAATAATCAGACCAGAATGTGTCAAAATGTTCATCCTGAGATTCCATCTCGGTTCTGGCCAAACATGCTGCCTCAATAGCATCATCGAATTGATGACCTGCCGGTTGAAGATTAGCGACTGGTTCAACTATGTATTTACTACCAGATGCCGGATTAGTCGCTGCCGGGGTTGTATCATCTGATAAAAGCCAATCAGCGACAAAAAACTCACCATCAGCACCTACATAACTGGTTACGATAGCTGTAGCCCCTTGACCAGTACCACCAATTACAGTCACTCTCCAATCTTTGTAAGTGTCATCGGGATAAAGATTGGCTAAACTGCTATTACTAATAGCAGTTGCAGCACCATTTGTGGCTGTTCCACTTTCCATTTGCATTTTATCAAAGTGAAGTGTATATGGAAACTTCACTACATAAGCAGATCCGGGTGCCGGATCAACTATCATCTCCCACTGCCTTGTAGCAGATAGGGCTTCACTTGTCGGCTGATATGGTCGTATAGCAGCCAACGTTGGGATACCAGTATTCACGGCAAGAGATCTTCGTGCTCGTATAACTGATTCATCGCACCACTCGATAATAGTTCCAACAGCAGTATCAGCATCATATTTAATTGGACCATCAACAGTACCGCCGAAATTCTCAGCAAGTTTGTATCTGGCTGCATCAGAACTGATGTTGTCATCTCCATCACCTTCAGCATCGAATGTCACGGTCATAAGTCTACGCATCCAACGCCAACCCTTACGCGGAACATCGGCCATGAACATCTTGATGCCGTTATTGATGTATCGTTTACACAGATTGAAGTTGTATGAATCTACCGGAATATGAATCTGACCAGTAGAAAGATACTCGGCTATACTGAGTTTCTCAGCCACACGCAACATCAGATCTTGCATTGTAGTTGCACCACTGGGTTCTGCCATTTTACTTTACCTCTTCTGCCTTTACAATTCTTACGATGGCTTCTTCGTGGATCTCACCACCGAGATTAGCCTTGCCCTCTGATGTCAACTCAACGAGCCTATTTAGGGCTTGCTTCAGCACGCTCATCTCACGCTCATCCAGTTCGAGTGAATCCTCTGTGCAATCACGTACCTGTTTAGCCACACTAACGGCCTCAGCGATGTCTTCGGCTGATTTGAAGATACCTACAGAACGTAACCACACGCTTATATTTTCCCTTAGCGGATACGTTTCGGTTTTGTCTTCAAGCTGCCGAACTTCTTTACCATCTACTGTCTTAGTGACAGGCACTTGTGCTGTCACTTCGTACGCACTTAGATCTAACTTAAATTTCTTCATGTCACTTTCCCTTTCAAAACGTGGGTTAAGACCCGACCCGGAATCCCCACGTTTTCAAGGGATTCCGAGTTGCGGGTCAGTTAATTACGGAGCGATCTGCAACATAACCACAGTAGCACCATTATCTAATTTATTATTGTCCATGATGAATCCTGCGGTCTGTGCTTCTAATCCGAGTATTCCAGCAGTACCACGAGAAATAAGATTACCGTCATAACGGAAAACAACTTCTCGCTTATACTGTTGTTTACCAACGACATTACCATACGTAGATGCTCCAATCGGACCCCAAGTTTGCTCCCAATGATATAAATTAGCAGCATTAACTACGGCAGCAGCATAACCTACAAAACCAACTCTACCTTTAGAAGTACCACCCTCAATACGAGTACCTGTTCTTTCGACAGCAGAATACTGTGATGGCATACAATAAGCAGACCATGCTGCTGTAGTTATAGCAGCAGTAAGGGCTGCATCAAGATAGATAGTGCATTCAGCACTTATTGCGGCTGCTGAATTACCTATGATCCCTCTTTGCTGCACAGTAGCGTTATCATCTTCAGTTATAACAATAGTTCCACCACGTAAACCATCTAATGTTTGTGCAACAACAGCCCCATTATCCAACACAACAGATTTAGCACCTTTAGCCGCAGCCGCCGCTACAGACGCGTAATCAATACCTGTTGCAGGAATAGCGTTGTAAAAGGCATTGGCCTTATAAGTATCACAGGGATTAGACGACTTACAATAATAAAATGTACGACCATCGGGAAGTACAACCCTATCACCAATATTATATTTGGGATTTCTTATACTTGAAACTTCATAAATAAAATCCCAACTTGGCACTGTTTGGGGCATTACAACCCCGGCTCTCCCTAAGTAATTAACTTTAGCTTTTCCTTTTGCCATTTTTTGCTCCTCATTTTAAGTTAAGGTTAATATTAATCAGCCACGATTGGCTTATGAACTACAAATCCTGCGGTCCTACGATTAGTACACAGGTTGTTATGAGAACCATCCAGGAACACGGTGAAAGTCGTATGTTGTGTACGATCTGTCATCGGTTCACTCTCTTCCATCCAATAACCATCCTGGACGTAAGGGATGAACTTCTCAAAATCAACACAATAAATCGGATCAGTCTCATTCGTATAACCAGTTTGCAGATTAGCAACACCATCGAGTTCACTGATATAGATAACTGGCAAACGATTCAGGTACACAGTGGCACCATCATCAATACGAATATTACCGAGTACATCTTTACCACGATGGAAGTCATCTCTGGCATCAGCCAATACTTGTAACTTTACGATAGTCGCAGCATTACAATAAACTCTCTTAGCAGCATTGCGTTTCTGTGCCGGATCATTGATGATCAACGGAGCTTTGAATTTGGTCATTGTAAAGGCTGTTCGGAAAGTTTCGAGTAAAGCATTATTTACACTGGCATATGTAGCCGCCCAGTTTTTCCATCGCGTCTCAGTATCAGCACTAATACTTGCACAAATAACACTCGTACTGCCATCTCCATAAACAACTCTACGACCCAGAAAACCAGCGGTCGTTGAAAGAGCATCCAACATCTGAATATAATACGGAACACCATACGGATTCAGATCATCAGTTGCACTATCCGGGGTTTTCCAGAAACGCTCTTCGATCAGATCTGCAAGACTCCACAGACCATCAATTCGCCTGGTTTCCAGCAAACGAATGAAACCTCTTGCAGAATTCGCGTTACGCTTGATCTCAAGAATGTCCCATGAATAATGTGTACCTATCTGACACCAAGGTACATCGATTTCTTTCATTACGTCCGACACAGCGGGATCATCGGTATCGAAAAGTCTTCGATAACGAGCATTCCCAGTGTGATTGAACATAACTTTACGCTTGATCGAAGTCCCGCCGTCAACTTCCATACGATCCCGCTGATAGATTCGACAGGCTTCATAATCATTGTTTGTCCACGTTACCTCAAAATATTGCTCAGGCAACTGAGGTAGAGTGGTTGCAATCAGATCAATAAGATCTGCATTTGCTACTCCAGCCATAATTTACTCCTTTTTAACTTTTGAACACTTTGTTCAGATGTTGCTGAACAGATTGTTCCAATTCTCTTTTGTTCCTTGGTTTAGATGAATCAGTAATCATATTGTCACTTGAACGCTTGCTCTCGGATGGTCTAAGTGTCATACTTTTCTTACGCTTCGTTGCAGTTGCTTTTAGACTATCACGCACAATCTGCGTTCTAATAGGTTCGGTGACAATAAGATGTGCTCTTTCGAGAGCTTGTTCTACTTCGATCTTCTGACCCCTTACACCATGCCCGGCCATTATGAACTCAGCTTCCTGAAGAAGATGTAATCTATTCTGCTGTTGACCGTTAGAAAGATCTTCTGGAATTTGGCCGAGTTCAAGTTTACCATAAAACTTGTTGTAAAGTTTCATGTTATCAGCATCAAAGAAAGAATTAACTCTCTGATCGATGGCAGCATTTGCCGCCACATTATGTCGTGCTGTAGCAATTTCATAACCTTGTTGCTGTTGTGAAACAGGCTGTGTCTGGACAGGTTTAGGTTTAGTTTTTAGCCCGGCAACAACAACATCAATTAACGGATCATCAGGATATTCTTTTTGAAGTTTCGCAATCAAAGCTGTCGTATCTGAATCTTCAACCACTTCAGTTGCAGTCTGTTGAGTAGTCTGCACGCCGGCTTGTTGGCGATCCAACTCAATCTTCGCACGACCGATCTCCGAGAAATCCCTTGAAGCCTGGACAACACTGTTGTAACAATTCTCAAATGTTCTCTTGGCTAACTCTGGATTACTCTCTACTAATTCATCAACGTCTTTTTGACTCCATTTCTGATGAATCGCGGCTCTGATATAAGCATCCGGGATTTCATCCTTCTTCTCCGCTTCCGGGGTAGACCCATCTGGTTTCTCTTCGGATTCTGCCTGACCGTCTCCTTCCAGTTCACTACCATCCTCTGGCTCAGGGGTAGAACCTTCTGATTCTTCTTCTGGAACTGCCGTTTTCTCTTTCGGGAGTCTGTTGAAGTCCTCGTCCTTCGTGAGTTCGTTCAAGTTATCAAGTCTTTCTTGAACTGTATTCACAAGTTTTGGGTCTTCGATTGCCTGCTTATCGATTGTCTTCAGACTCTCTGTGTGATCGCCTTCAGTTTCCGCGACCTGTTCGGTTTCCTTAAGTGTTCTCATGCTTTACCCTTTCATTAAGCTGCCCAACTAAGTTGGGGGTAGGTTAATTTAGGCTATTCTCACTCCTTTAGGTTTCACTTTCTTGCGGTCCTTCACAAGATTACATTTATTCAAATAGTCCTGATGAGGACCAAATTTATCAAACACTGGACGACATTGCGAATCAAGTTTGATGTCCGGGAAAAGTTTCTCATGTTCACTTCGCTGTTCGGGGTTAATCGCTAATGAATCAGAATGGATAGGACGACTATAATCACCACCTGATGCAAACGGCAAATCAGCAGCGAAATCACGAACCATCTTAGTGCCACATGTGCACATACATTTCTTACCAGCATTCTGCATTGCACGAACACACTCATCTTTGGCACCGCACTCCGGACATTTGAAACTATATAGAGGCATTACTTCTTTCCTTTAAGTTTAGCAATTTCTTCTTTGGTAAGTGCGTGTTTTAGCCCTTTTCTCACTGCTTTTGTACGTACAGTTGGTCCTTTTATTAAGAGTCGAATATCTCTTTTAAGCCGAGAAACCCAAGTCTCTTTTTTCTTCGGAATCTTCTTTGCTACGACTTTTTTCTTTGCGGGTTTTTTAATTATACTCTTCTCAACTGCGGCTTCATGGGCTTCTTTAGGACTTGTACCTTTCGCAAGCTGTCTTTCAAGTTCCCTCGCATATTGTTGTCTTCGTATTGCCATATTATACTCCTGTTTTATATTTTTCAAGATAATTAGCTAATGACCGTAATAAAATTATATCTTCCCCGGCCCAACCAATTAAACGGTTGCAACGATGGCATAACAATGCTCTTATTTTCCCTGTTTCATGATCATGATCAACGCAAAGTCTATAACCGTTTTCATTTACATTGCCACAAATTATACAAACCCCATCTTGGTTCTCGACCATTTCATCATATTGCTCAAGAGTAAGACCATAACTGCTCTTTAAGCGTTTTCTAAGATTGGCAGATTTACCTTCTTTCGTTTTACCAAATTGTTTTTGATATTCAAGTATTTCAACTTTATGTATCTGATAATATTCTTTTTGTTGTTCATGAATTTTAATCTTATTTTTTTCGTGATATTTTTTCATACATTTTTTACACCAAGAACGAAAGCCATCTTGATGTGATTTATCTTTATAAAACCCGCTTAAAGATTTAAGTTGTTTACATTTTGTGCATTTTTTCATAGCTATACACCAGGGGAACTTGTCCTGGCACTCTGTGATTCGTTTGCACCTATCTGTTCTGATTGTTTTCTCTCCTGAAATGGAGATTGTATCTTAGTCTGTTGCGGGATACCACGCGGTTCAGCACCAGTCTGTCCCGGTGTAGCCTTACCTGCTGGTTGCGGGTTCATTGCCATTACTAATTGCATACGCTGCATGAAAGAAGGATCATTGAACCAATCCTGGACATCATCGAGAATACCTTGTTCTTCTGCAATATCAGTAAGAGCTTCTTGAACGTTAAATGGCAATCCCATCTGCATTGCCACCATAGCAGAGTTCATAACACTCGGCATAACATTGGCCGCAAACTCAACGATCCGCTTAGTCCTAACAGCCGGATCAAGACGTGACATCGATCTCGCCTTCAGAGTGCATGTATAATCAAGAAAATCACCATCTCTTTGTTCAGGAGTTAATCGCAACTGCTCATATTCACCACCTGGTTTCCTTCTGGCGAGCATATGATCCATGAATGGATCAGTGTGTATATACCACAATCTCTTACCGGCATTCTCTGCTGCGAAATCATAGATCATCTCGCGTGCATCTTCGATAGTAATGGTCGCATTAGCTTGCAGAATATTAGCTTGTGTTGCTGATTCAGCGTTGGATACCAGACCAGACATCTGATCAGGATTACCTGACATATAATTATGCCATATCTGACACTGTTGAAGCATCTGTTCACTTTTGACATTGTTGCCACCAAATGTCAACACTTTAGCAGTATCAGGATTACCTGCTATTACGTCACCATCTTTGGCAGTTCTAATGTCTTCAGCTTCATCTGCACCTGCTGGATCATACATAGCAATACTTTTCTCTCGATCAGCTTGGTTCATCTGTTTGACCATCATCTTATTGGCCATTCTATGTAGATCGAAATGAACTGATACCGGTGCTACTGGGAATGGGTTGCCCGGCACTGGTTGCGTCAAAGCAAGTATAGAATATGGTCCTTCCTTTGGACCGTAATAATCGCGTGCAGCAAGATACTCAGGGAAAATTATTTGTTTCGGATCAGGAATAGTAATGAGTGCGTTAGCCCCAGGGACGAAGATTTCTACAACATCAACAAAATCCTGAAGTTCATACATTTCACTATCACTGACACCTCGCCTGGTAAGTGCTTCAACTTTGCTCCTGGCATCAGGATGAAACGATTTCGGCATTTTCATTACCAGATCATGATCCATTTCATCATCATCCAGCAAGATCTGTCGTGGGACTCGATTTCTATCACCAAGAAAAGCTGCCTTGCGATAGTCCTTACAAGAGGGGTCGGCTGTGAAATCATCAAAGTCAACAAGATCGGTAAATACCTGGCCTTCATCAACGAAGATGTCACCGAAGTTCAATATCTGGCCACCACCGGCCAAACCAGTTTTAACAACGGCCATCATAAAGAACGCATCAACTATCGCGGCACGCAACGTATCCTTAGTTTTTATTTGTATGTCGAGTTTATTAAGTGCAAGTCCGAGTAGGTAGGCATATTGTCTGTACTCAACTATCTCAGTTGATACTTTGTTGACACCGCTTTTCATTACGAGGTTGGGCACTGTCGCTCTGATAGTATTGAATATCAGGTTGATCGGTTCGTCACCAGTTAGACCATATTCAGAAGCGTAATATTTTCCAACGTACTCTTTGATGAACATAGCACGAGCACGCCTGTGCCGCTTATTGCGTTCAAATCCTTGACGAACAGCGAGGGCAAATTTATTCGGCGTAAAATATTCCATAATTATTTCTTCAACAAATTTTCATAAATGAGTTTAATTCTCAATAAAAATTCTTGTTGAGTATAAGCTTGTTTCCACTGATTACAAGCAAAACAACAAGCGACACAATTATCAATCGTATATCCTTTAGTATTATCTACACGATCTATGCCATTATAAATATATTCACCGTTAGATTGTGGATAGTGACATATATTATGTGGTTTGGTCTCGCAATAAAAACATTTTTGTTGAGTTAATTCCCTAAATTGTTCCTTAGTTAGAGAAAATTCAAGATTTCTTTTCTTCGCCCCACCTTTATAACCTCTAATCACATGATTTAAGTTAGCTTCCCCCGCAGATAATTTATTAGATCCCATAACAAGATCTCTTTTGGCTCGTTGACTTGCCAATTCACTTCGTAAACATCCACAACTTTTAACTCTTCCGGCTTTTAATTGCGATACCATCACAGTAGTAAATTGACCACATTCACATAAACACTTCCATAAACGTTCTCGTTTCTTTCTTCCAGCATCATGTAAAGCTGTTAATCTACCGAATTTCTGACCTTCTATGTTTATTCTTTTCCTACCCGGCATCTCTATCCTCTAAAATCAAATTTCGACCGCCATCCTCTCGGCTTGGCACGTCTCTGCTTCAACGCTGCTTTGCGTCCCGCTGCTGTTCTCATATCGTTTCGTGCCTCTGATGATTCTCTTCCTGCCCTTAATTTATAATATTTGTCTTCTATAGTCAAAGCGTCCGCCATTACTCTGTCTCCATGAGTTTTTTTAGCAGATGAACTTTCTTCTACTAAACATGCCGGGCCTATAGATCCATCATCATTATAAATATAAGTTTTTGCTTCCTCTAAACTTTTGATCGAGTGGTTCAGATAACCACCATGAGCCAACGCTCGATCATACGCATTGAGAAGCTCACCTTTAGACTTCGCATTGTTATGCCAGCCATACTTTTTAGTTTTCTTATCCCTAATATTACCGACCTTAACGTCCCTGTAATAGTACGGATAATGAAAAACTTTAACAACTAACCTACCAAAATCAAAACCAGGATCACCATTCATCTCCCACTTCAAGAACGGTAATTTCTTCCTACCACCTATCCATAATGCCAAAGCCATCCCAACACGAGCCATCTCATATGGTGGTGTATTAGCATCAGCCCACTCACCTACCTTCTCACCAGTCTGCCGACACTTAATCGATCCAACTGAATTAGAGGCACCTTGCCCTTTGGACAGATCGAAACCAATAACATAATCAAGATTTTGGTCCAACCTGCCATTTATCAGATTAACCCAGATCTTGAGTTTGCCTTTAACTGTTCGTTTACACGCCACCTTCTTCAGATCCTTCTTCTTCAGGATCATCGGGATACTATCGTTTGCTATCCCTCTTACGAAATCCACATCCCAGCATGTCTTAGGTGGGCGACCGAATATCGCTATGTGTTTCTCAATATTCGTGACAGTGAAAAATGTCGAACCAGCCTCAAGGTCATTAGCATCGATTTCCCTTGCCATTTCCTGTGGTGATCTGACTTCTGATTCTGCATCATACCAGGGTGATCTGATCTTATAGGCGTTTGTCACTGAATCTTGAACTACATGGCGACCAAGGCCTTTTTCTGGATGATCCCACCATAATAATGGGAATACAACTATCGTACCATCATTTTTCCATTTAGAATATTCAGTCCCCGGACCGCTTACAGTGCTGTTGACTATACGCACTAAAGCAGCATCCCTCGTTGCACTTCTCATCAACCGACCATGTTTTACTTTTGCAAACTCATCTAACAAAGCAACTAAACGTCTATCACCAGATGCAGCATGCTCGGTCGTTGATTCCCCGTCAATACACGAACCATTGAGAGTATTATACAGGTGCATCTTGGTACGGTATTTCTGCCCCACTGCACACTGAGGTGGTTTCATCCAATCAGGTAAGAAAATATTCAACAAGTCGTGTTTTTGGAAAAGTGCCTTTAAATTTCCGGGTTGGTCGACATAAGGTTCAGTCCTTGATAATTCAAGAAGTTGTGAATTGGGTCTGAATAACCAAAGCCAATGTAAGAATATAGCACACATCCAGCTTGCACCCATATCACGAGATTTGTTAATCAAGATGTCCTTAGCATTGGCGAGGTGCCAAATCAAACGCTCGAATAGAACATCCTGAATCTCCCAGGATATAAACGGATGATATGCTTCTTTCGATTCATATCGTTCCCCGGTACTGCCCTCAACATCGAATTGATGAAACGTAAAACAAAATGTATTGATCCAGAATAAAAGAGATTCTGCACTTGCAGCCATCAAATCATTTTGAAAACCTTTATCATATTCAGTATCTTTCAAAATTTCTGTTCGATAATTAAGATTAGCCACAGTTCTCTTGGGAACAACAAGTCCAGTTCTTGAACAAGTCCAAAATTCGGGTACGTCAGGAAAAGGAGTCCGAAGTTCAGGTCGAAGTTTTTCGGCTATATCTACCATTCTTAACTTGTCACAGAGCAACCTAAATAATTTATAACACTTCTTAATAACGTGGGATTATCTTGTATCTTTCCGAGAAGACAATTACAATTCATGCACAGTAAACCTCTTACTTTTTCAGTTTTATGATCGTGATCAACTGCTAATCTTTTCTTAGTGCCATATCTCTTATCTATTTGGTTTTCAGGATTGCCACAAACAGCACAAACTCCATTTTGGGCTTTGAATATTTGTTCATATTCTTTAAGAGTTATTCCGTATTTTCTCTTTAAGATACTATTTTTATGTTTAACCAATACAGGACCTTTAACGCTTTCAACTGGATGCCGTCCATAATACCTTTGCTGTGTTCTCTTCCCCTTTTTCGTTTTTCGATATTTTTTCTGGGCTTTATTTTTTGTCTTTTTTCCCTTTTCTGTTTTTGAATGTTTAAGAGCTACCTTATTATGACAAGTTTTGCAATAAGAACTTCGACCATCTTTATATCGTTCATCTCTATGAAATCTACTGGGGACTTTATCTTCATTACATTTTATACAATGTTTAAGAACCATTAGACCCCTTAGCAATCTGATTCATATGTTTCTTACCCAAGGCCGACACCCGATCAGCTAACGATGCCTTATCACTACCACCTTTAAGATCCGCTGCACCAGCACGACCTTCCAACCTATCCCAGATCATGTTGATCGCCCATCTATCAGGTTTATGAACTTCAGGTCTAATGCCAGTTTTCTTTCCAGCTTTATCTAAAACATCAATGGATTCTTCATAACCAAGAGCAACTTTCCATATATATCTCGCGATAGTTTCAGCCTTAGTCAACATCACAGCTTCTTCGCCCTTAGCCTTTATCACAGGATCGTCACATATTTCACTGGCGATCTCTTTAATGAACTTCGATAATAATTTACCAGCTACTATCTTCTTACCGTGTTCGCTTTTTTCTTTTGTGTCGTCTGGCATAATCACTTAGATCTTCTTTAGACATTTTCAACAAACCACGATTTCTCTTATAGAGTTTCTCAGGATGGTGTTTCGCAATCGCCGCTGCTATTCTTTGTTTCTCACTTGCGGCGGGCATCTAAACACCTCTCATATGCTTCCAGAATACTCTTGGCACTCTCGCATAAACTAATACCAATACCACCATTCCAAGCGTGTCCTACATACATGCCCACCAGATTACCATCGGAATTATAGAGTGGACCACCACTACTACCTGGTCCACCTTCGGCATCAGTCTGCAATAAGTCTTCCCAATTCATTTCAGGTATATCTCTACTAAGATGAGATATAATTCCCTTGGTTAGAGAAAACTTGAAAAGTATATCTTGGGGTCTGCCAACAAGATAAATAGAATCTCCTACCTTCACAGATACAGATGACACTTTGACAATATAAAGTTCATCTGCTTCTACGAATACAAAACCGATGTCCTTTTCTTTGTCTATATAAAAATCATTCGATTCTAATATCGTACCATCATTCAACTCTATAGTAAAAGATTTCCTTCCCTCAAGGCAATGAGCGGCGGTTAAAATCACATCATCATCAATAAATACCCCGGAGCCACAACCATATATTGTCACTGAAGCATCTACCATGTTCTCATATAGGTCGGTTTTCCTATATAGGAAACCTGCCGTAGATAAGAAACCCAACAACAGTACCGCCAAAATCCACTTCTTCATCTTAATTCTCCGGATCGAGTGGCACTAAATAACCATAACCAGCCTGATCTTTCTGCAAATAATAAAGTGTAGTGACACCTTGCGGTATCTTGATGATGATCTTCTCACCTTGAGCACATACCCACTCAATGTACGCTTCAGTAGCCAGGGCACCAGTGATACTGAATAACCATCTACCAGCACGATTACCACAGGTAGATATGATATATGATTGTCCACCAACTACTGTTTCCGTACCAGCTACATCCTTACCAGCGTCCAGTTGTACGCCTGAGTTCGCTACCGGATTCGCCATCGATGGGTGCGGGGGCACGCGATCACCTGAATTGCTACATAGATAAACTTCGCCTACTGGCATGTTATTTCTCCTTTAAGTAATTTATTTTAGTTTTCATATTTTGCGATACCCCAAACGCCATAAAAACCGGGCTATATCCTTTGCATCCCGGTCTACTGTCTTCTCGTGAGCAGCCCACCTACACGCGTGTAGTGCTTCGTGGATAACTGTTTCCAGACCTACACATTTTGAGAGATCACTTTCAACCATAAGCCAATATTTATCATCCGTATCACAGTTTCCATCCATTTCACCGAATATCAGATGATACAACCGCCCAGCAAAAGTAGCTGTTTTAGGCAATCTGACCTGTTTTCGCCGTTCATACTCTTTCGGGTCCATCCTGGATGCCATCACGCAGGACCACCCTTCATCGCTCGGTCTATCTGTGCCTTATTTCTATTACCCCACCGCTTACGCTGAACTATCGAATCAAGGAGCTTCGCATTCTTGACCGGATCCAGGGTGCTCATGGTCTTCTTGATGAACTGTTCGCGGGGCATATCTCGTTGGGATTCGGGGAAACTGTCGTATAGCTGGCCTATTTGAGTTCGGTTTATATCAGTCTCCTAACGTGGGGTTGACATCCGGGGTAAGCATGGCCCAGGGATGTCGACATTAGCCCTCGGCCTCATTAATCTCAGCTTACTGCTGACCTGGGCTGCTTACCAGTATAAATACCATTTCGCACTTCTGGCGGCCTGGAAAGGGTAAGAGATGAGACTCGAACTCATAACCCCTGGGATCACAACCCAATGCTCTGACCAGTTGAGCTACTCTCACCATATAAGCTTATCCAGGGGTCTATCCCACAGGGAAGCGGTCGAAACCCCACCTTATAGATCTACAAACCCCCTGGGCCGCTTAGAAAAACATATGTCCTTCTATACTACCGAGAGATCAGCCTTAATTATCGGGTTTTTAGAGAATATTCTCAATTTTTTTATTATATTCTCCTTGAGAGGGGTCCCTTTACGCAGCATGTTACCCCCCGGTAGGTCAGTTAACGTGCTAACCTGTTGTATGATAGAGGGTTAAGTGTTAAGTGATTATCTAACAGGGGGAATGGGATATCGAGGTCTTGTAGGAAGGGGAGGTAGGGACTCCCCCCACAGTCCGATAAGGGTCGGTACGGGGGGTCGATAATAACCGCACTCACAGTCTTGAATCGGTGGTGACATTGCCTATGTCACGCGGTTCCCACACCATAAGGCACATCATTACTGGACGTGTTACGTCCTATAAGACTATTTACATAAAATAAAAGAAAAGACTTGCACTTGTGCCTTACGTGTGCTATACTATACATATGAAGATACTAAAAAAATACAAAAAGTATGAGATACGTTGCAATGGCGTGCACCATTACGCATACTACTTGCAGAAATCTAAAACCAAATGCAGAATACAAAAAATCCAAAGGTGCTACTGCAATGACAAATAGACTATTCAACAACATATCAAACGGACAGATGTTACTGCTTATAGTATTAGCATATGCCTGTCTATGCTAACGTCCAGTACAGAGGACGTGAGAGGGCTTAGAATGAAAACTCTAAAACGCAATAGACTAAGACAATTAGTACAGTGGGGATATATCAGCCAACAACAGGCTAATCAGTTGTGGCGTGAATACTTGAAACTCTATCGGAGGGTAACGAAATGAGAGTTAGAAAATCAGACTACGGCACACAATTATGGTTATCGGCTAATGATACCTATAATTGGGCAAATAGAATCGGTGCAATTTGGCCTTGTTCAGAGTTATCAGGCCATAGACTTTATGCAGAATTTGACAAAAACGGCGATTTAGTTGATATGACCATTGACGGACGATACAAAGACTGTTCAAGCGATGAGTTTAATGCAATAACATCAGACTTTATTGGAGAGAAAAAATGAGAAAACCAGAATCAGACAAACAAAACCAGCAAGCCTGTAAAAAGTGTGGCCGGATTGTCGGATGCGATTATCGCGGTCGAAAACATAAGTGCGATTGCACATTACTAATCAGGATTAAGAAAAAATAACCACACCAAATATCCTTTTTCACCACAAGCCGACTGTCTCATCGATGGTCGGCTTTTGTTTTGGTTGGTCGGCTGGAGTGATTTTCTTAGAATCAGTAGGTATTAGCTTAGCTTATAATAGTATTAGCTCAGCTTATGTCCACCTCAATCCTAAATATGTCCATATACCCGTCTATAAAAATCAGCAAGACTGGCCTAAAAACGCCTATCAGTCCCCCTAAAAATTCTATATAGACATGGCTATAACTGCACTACAATACAGCCACAGACTCTATAAAGACATTTGACCTGTTTCCATGTCTACACACACCGACTAAACTATCTCTATATACATTTTACATCCCTATTTGTCTATACTGTTATATATAGACTATATCTTATCTCTATTTTCTCTTAGTATAGTTTTAATATCTATATAGACATAAAAGAGTAAAAACAGTTATAACACCATACTCCACAATAGTTTATAGTCGGTCTATGTAGAGGGACACTACTCAGACCTATATGGACGGATATGTTCTAACAAACCAGAATCGCAGGTAGTCGGTCTACCTGAAATTAGTTTGACATAGACCGATTTTATACTTGACATCGGCTTAGTAATATGGTATGATTGACATTATGAATATCATACAAGCAATAGAAAACCTTTGCAATCAATATTATGATACTCTTGGTTTAACTACAAAGAAAATCAATAATGGACTATGCTCAAATTTTGCTGATGATATAGAATTTAGCGGTTTTGGCGTAGCCGTTTGGGGCGATGCAGACTGGATAAGCTGGTCGGATAATGTAGGAGATTTTCCTGATTGGTTCACGCATATTGCACCTTATCATTGCTTTATATGGTATGAAGGCAAATATTATGATAGTGAATGTTCAGAAGGTTGCGACTATGTTGACGAATTACCATTTTATCAACGACAAATATGGATTGAAAATACAGGACGCAGATTAGCGGAGATTACAGTATGAATCAACTAAAAACCTGCACAAAGTGCAAACAGACAAAACCAATATCCGCTTTCGGCACAGACCGAACAACTAAAAGCGGTTTGCAGTCGTGGTGTCGGTCTTGCAAAGCAAGATGGGCAAGACGATACTATCATAAGAAAAAACAGATTGAACACTGTAATGCTCAGCGTTGTCCTCATTGTGGGCAAGTAGTTTAACACCAACCATCTCGAGTTCGTCCACCACAGCTAACGTGGCGAATCCGTT